AATAAATTGAAAGATTTAAATGTAAATCCAACGAATTTATTAAAAGAAATGTATAGTAGAGATTTTACCTGCAATGCTTTTTTGTCAGATATGAATTTTCATAAGATATTTGATCCAACAAATAAAGGCTCAGAAAGTGTAAAAACAAAGATGCTTTTACCTCCTATTGATGCGGTAACAACCTTTCATGATGATAAAAGGATTATACGAGCTATTTATCTTTGTGCAAAATTGGATTATAATTTAAATGATGATTGTATAGAATTTTTAAGACAAAGCCCAATTGTGATTGAGCAGGCATCTTATTTAAAAAAGAAAATAGATCAATGTTTAGAGTTGAATCTTGAAAAAACAATTGATACAATCAATAAAACAAATTTGTGGGAAAAAATACCAATCACAACTACTTTGTACCCTTTTTACAAAAGTAGGAACAAATGATGTTTTTCAAAAACTATGATAAAGTAGATGATCCAACAGGTCCTGGTGCTGGTTTGTATGAGCATATGTCTGAATACAAAAGCGTGAAAGATTTTCTGGATAAATCAAGAAAAAAAAGAAATGCTCGCAAAAAAAGAAAAATAAAAAGACAAGCATTTATATCACTTGGTTTTGATTTTCATGCTGATAATTATTCAACAATAGAGCCAACACTAAATATAAATCCGTTTAGCTTTGATAGTTACCCTGTGTATGAACCAGATGATGCTGGTAAAACTCAAGATCAATTAAATTATGGTTACGATTTAGATGATAAAGTTATAGATGAAAATAAGTCTCAAAAACTTAAACGTAAAATGGAAAGAATTAATAAATCTATTCAATCTTTATTTGAGAATTCTTATTTAAATCAAGGTTTACCAGAAGATGAAGTGGATGATCCAGATCTTCAAACAAAATTTTATGATGATAATAAATATTATCATATAAATAATACAATAGTACGTAACTATAAGAGGTTTTAATGAATAAAACAGCACAAGAATTAATAGAAGCAATTTTTTCAAAATTGGAACATGCACCAGAAGCTAGCATTTCTATGGATGAAGATGGTAATATGATTATCGACGAATTACCAACAGATGTTGTAGAAATTTCGGAGGAAGAAGATCCACAAATTATCGTAATGCCTGAGCTATTGGGTGTAAGCGGTCCTATTGAGGAAATTGTTATTGAAGAAGATGAGGATGAAGAGGATGAAGACGAAAATGAGTCTGATAGCCAATCAAACGCTCCAAAAGACAAGTGGGATTGGGAAGCATATGGTCCAGAAGGATTTGTTCCTTGGGTACAAGAAAGAGTAAATTCTGTTCCTAGACATTCAGGAGTTGATACTGCGGGATTAGAGCGAGCCATTGCTTATATGGAAAAGCTAGATAAAGAAATTTCAACAGCTATGCGCTTGGATTTGGATGGTGAACTTCCTCATGAAAAAATAGAAGTTATTCGTCAAAAAATAGAAGACGGATTGGATTCTTTGGAAAACAGATTAGAAAGAGTAAAGCAAAGAAAAAAGAAAAAAGCATTTTTCTCTGTATATGATTCTCAGTTTGTAAAGAATGCCGGAAGTACAAAAATCAACGGAATTAGTGCAACTGTTCCTTTACTTATTTTAGGTTTGTGCAAAATTTGTATAAATAGCAAAGTATCTGCTGGTCATGATTTGGAAGAAACATTCGCAACATTGGCTAAAAAATACAAATTAGATGAGCGTGAAAAAATGGAAATGATGTTGCTATTAAAAGATATGGGATATCCACTACGTTTGGATCGTGGCTTATTTGGAGATGAAGATATTGATTTAACTTCTTCAGATAATTTTGATTTTGCTGCAAATTATCAATCATAAAGTTAACATTAGGACAATCATGAAATATAAACCATTTTCTAAAGTATCCGACAATTCCTCAGAAATTGAAAAATATTTCAAAGAGGAACTTAATAAAGAAGCTGTTCAACCAAGTTCTTCTATGATTGATCAAATCAATAATATTTTGAATAAAAAATCAAAATTCCCAACTGTAAAAGCTATTGTTGAAGATATGCAAAAGCGCAGTGGTTATTATGATTACTTAGAAAGCAAAAAAGCACAACAACAAAAATCTCCGATGGAAGCTGAGGGAAATGTTGATAAAGGTGAACCTGAAATTTTCAAAGAGTTACCATCTATACAAAATACAATACATAATATCATACAAGATACAAAAGGTTTGTTACCTGTACCAGCTGTTTTTGAAAGATTGCAAAAGATTTATTCAAAAGAAAGTAGGAGTTCAAAACATTGGGGAGATGAACGTTTGATTCTTTATGTAAGTAAAGCAAATAAAGAAGAAAGATCTAAGATGCCTAATAACCAAGATGAAAGCAGATTAGGTCGAGTAGATAAAAAAGTTGAATTCGATGATATTCAAGATGATCCATTCGGATTTAAAAGCAATATGTGAGAAAAAGCCCATTTTTATGGGCTTTTTTGTTGCATATATGTATGCAAGATTTTTTTGATAAATTGAAAGAAAAAATATTAAACTACGATCCAGTTTATTTTGTTGAAAAATATCTAACAATTGATGGTGGTAAATTTCGAGTAAGTGAGCTTAGCTGGAAACCATTCGCTGATATTTATAGATATGTTGGTTTAAAGTCTATTGAAAGACAAGGTAAACCACTTGTTATTGTTGCTTCACGTCAGGTTGGTAAAACAACCATGGCTTCTGTTATGGAATGTTACTTTTTAGCATCTGGTTTGTATGGTGTAGAAGATAGAATACCATTAAGAATTATTCATTTATTCCCAACAATTGGTTTAGCTCAAATTTATTCAAAAACAAAATTTCAACCAATGATTCAAGAATCTGTTCCTATTGTTTTAGAAACTGAAGTTACAGTAAATAAAAAAACAAAAAAAGTACAAAATAAAATACCTTTTATGGTTTCCAAATTGGATAAAGGTATTGAAGAATCTTTAAGTTTTAAACAATTCAATAAAAATACATTGGCAATTGAATCAACAGGCGCAAATGGCGACCGTATTCGTGGTCGTACTTGTGATATTATTTTCTTTGACGAAGTGCAAGATATGAGATTGGATGCAATAAACAATTGTACCAAAATTCTCAATCAGTCCAAAATAGGACCACCAGGTAGTGGTGTGCAAGTGTACTTTGGTACTGCAAAGAAAAAAGGATCTGATTTCCATAAAATGTGGTTGAGTTCAAATCAACAATATTATCATTTGGGATGTGAATCTTGTAAAGAATATTTCCCATTATATACACCAGAATCCAATGAATGGGAAAATATTTGGATTACAGGTTACATTGTAAAATGCACACATTGTGGTCATGAACAAGATAAAAGACCTGCAGCTGGTAGAGGTAAATGGGTTGCTTTTAATAAAAATGAAGATCAGTGTATGTATGTTGGTTATCATATCAATCAATTATACATGCCTAACATTACTAAGGAAGATTTATTAAAACAAAAGCCAAGTTTTAATCCAAACGTTACAGAGCGTGGTTATCAAAATGAAACATTAGGAGAATTTTATCAAGGAGATACTTCTCCTATGGATACAGAAGAAATTTATCATAATTGTGGTGACCTTGATCGTGCTATGAGAGCAGGGATAAAACAAGGTGATGAAAAAATGGTTATTATGGGTATCGACTTTGGTGGTAAGTCTGATGCTGAACAATTGGCTTATCCTGATAAAAGTGGTAAGGGAAAATCTTATTCAACAGTAGTTATATTATCTGTTAAAGGACCCAATTTATTTGATATTGAGCTGGCTATTAAGCTAAAGAAAAACACACCTGAATATAAAAAACAAATTATAGCTGAGTTAATTCGAAAATACTCTGTAGATTTGGTTGTAGGCGATATTGGTTTCTCTAATGACTTGTCTCAGATGTTACATTTGGAGCATGGTGATAAATATATTGTTTCTCGCGCTCAAGGTTCTATTAAAGCCGCTGGAAGAGCAAGATTTGTTGAAAATATGGATGTTCCAGAGATTCAATTTGAAAGAAGTTATTATATTGGTGAAATATTTGATTTGTTTAAATCTGGATCTATTAGATTTCCATTAAAAAATTATGATGCAATAGCATGGTTGATTGAACATTGTTGCAGTATGGAATTAAAAGCAGCAATCCCTCTTGTTACAGGTGAACCTAATATTACCTATATAAAAGGAAGTACACCAAATGACGGGTTGATGGCTTTATTAAATGCTTATTTGGCTTATAAGTATTTAATTACATCAGCATTCAAAGACACAAGCCAGTTATCACAGAAAAACAATTTAGAAAAAAATAAAAAACCACTTGCTATATTGGGTTATAGTTCAAGAAGATATTAACAAGGTAGCAAATGACTTTCTCTAAATCCGAAAAATATATGTCAAATAAAAGCCACTTACCAGATGCAACAGAAACAATACGAAGAAGTGTTTCTCAGTTTCGTCGTGAACAAATTACTCAAGATGTTGAAAACGGTTTATTCCGACAAGGATCTTATGTTACTCGAAAAGAAGGGTTAACATCAAGTGGTATTGTGTTAGGTGGTATTTCTAAAAAAGCTCAAATTGCAGCTAGCTCTGGTGGATACTCAGGTTCACAGGGGGATTCTTTTCGTCAAGCTACAGAAATATATTCTCCATTATGGCTTACATCTAATTTAAGCTTACCACGTGATAGAGTTACGGTAAATGCATGGGCTCGTGCTTTTTATGCTTTAAATCCAATTGTTAGAAATGCTATTAGTTTACATAGCACTTATCCTATTAGTAAATTAAACATCAAATGTGCAAATAAAGATATTGAAAGATTCTTCGCAGAAATGATTGAAGAAATAGATTTAATGAATGTTTGTATAGAAATGGCTCATGAGTATTGGCTTTTAGGAGAAGTGTTTCCTTATTTAGAGTTAGATGAATCAACAGGTAAATGGAGTAGAATTATTATTCAAAATCCAGATTACATGATTGTTCAAAAAAGTCCATCAAGCAATCATCCTATTATTATGATGAAGCCAGATGATCGTTTGAAAAAATTAGTAAGTTCAAATAAGCCATCTGATATTGAAGAGCGTAGACAATTAAATCCTTACATTGTAGATGCTGTTCGTAAGGGCGGTAACATTGTTATGAATAGTTTTAACGCTTCTTATTTGGCAAATAAAACTTCTTCCTATGAAGTTCGTGGCTCCGGCTTACCATTATCTATTTTTAGAAATCTAATGCTTTTTGATATGTTGCGTGAAAGTAAATATGTTCAAGCTTCATCTATGGTAAATCCAACAACTGTTGTTAAAATTGGTAGCGCTGATTTTAAGCCAACATTAGCTGACTTAGAAGCCTATAGGGCTACTTTTGAACAAGCTGAGGGTGATAAGAATTTCAAGATATTTACTCATGATGGTGTAACTATTGATAGAATTGGATTTGGTAGTGGTATTTATGATATTGGAAATGATATCACACAATTATTAAAAGAAATGTATATTGGTTTAATGGTTCCATCTGTGGTTATGGATGGTTCATCAGATATTAGCTATGCCAATGGTGGTGTGGCATTGGATGTATTACGTCAACGTTATATGACATTTAGAAATATAATGTCAAATTGGCTTAAGACAAAGGTATTTGCTCCAATCGCACAAATTCATGAATTTTATGAATATGATGGTGATGTTAAAAAATTGATTATTCCAGAAGTTGACTGGAATCACATGAATTTGTTTGATGCCACAGATTATATTTCTACCTTAAAAGAATTGGCAACACCAGGTCAAGATGGTTCAAAGCGTGTATCTTCTCATACATTGTATAGATCACTTGGTTTAGATTATCAAGATGAAGTTATTAAAATGAGAAAAGAATTGGTTCAAGAAGCTATTCTAAAGAAAGAAAAAGCTTCTCTTGAAACAATGACATTGAATGAACTAAGATCATTAAATGATGATGATGAAATTCCAGAGGCAAAAGATGAGATTGTGCCTGGTGAGAGTCCAGAAGGTGATGCAGGCGGAATGGGATTGCCAGGTGGACCAACAGATTTAGGTGCTCCTCCAATGCCAGCACCTGGATTGCCTGAATAATATGAATATTATCTCATTTCTTTTGGAGAAATATAAATGAAAAAAAAAGCTCAATCTGAATACGAAGTTGGAAACTTCTTTTATTTTAATACAAATATTGCTGGAACTATCGCAGAATTCTTTTCATCTGATTTAAAACAATACGGTGATGCTATTCGCGCGCTTGATGGTGATATTCGTAAAATAGCAATTGGTGATGCAAGTGGTTTTAGCTCTTCAGATACATTTGAAAGAATTCTAAAAAATGCAACAAGTGCTATTAAAGATAAAGATTATGTTTTGGCTTCCACTTATATTTCTAATTTTTATTATCGTTTAGGTGAAATTACTGCAAAAGGTGCTGAATTTTCTTCAGATATTGAAAATAGCCAATATGTAAAACAATTTGCTGAGAATCTTTATCGAAATAAATCCAAAAATTATTCTGAAAAACAAAAGCAAGAAATACAAAATTTATTGCAAAGAATGGGTACAAAAGAAGCGAGATTGTCTCGACAACAATTTGTAAAAACCGCTGGCGTTATGGATTCATTATTGGATTCATTTGCTGGCTCTATGGTTATAAACTTTTTCTTTGGTTCAAGTGTAAATGAACTTTGCCGAGTTGATCCTAAATTCAAACAATTTGCACAAAATACAGAATTAGAATTGCGTAAAGCAAAATCTATTGAAAAAAGCACACGTGATAAATTTAAGGCAATGAAACTTTATTTAAGCAAAAGAAATTACTCTTCTTATTTAAATTCTTTCGCTGGTATTACACGTGATGCAAACAATGCTTTAGCTTCTTTTAAGAAATTTGAAGAAACAACATTAAAACCTATTTTATCTGTTTTACCAAGTTCTGAAGTTTATACAGAGTCAGTAAAAAAAGAATTGGTAGAAAAGAAAGTTGCTCAA